TCGAGCTGCCGACAATGTTTGTGAGGGTCGCGGCGGGGGTGCCCCCATCGGTCACGCGGACCACCACCACGGCGGCCCCGGCTTGGTCGAGGATGCCGTCGAGAGCGTTCGGAAGCGTGCCGGTTGCGCCTGCGCGGGCTGCCAGGGTGCGAGAGCCGCTCACAAGCACGGGCGTGTTGAGCGGGAAAGCCTCGTCAAGCCCGCCGTCCAAAAAGGTGGTGTTTGTCACGGGCACAACGCCCGCCCCGGTGGAGGTCGCCACGTTGGCGGCTGTCACAAGCGCGTTTGCTGCGGTGTTCGCGGCAATGGCTGCAATGAGAAGCGTTCCCGTGGTGGTTACGGTGCCGGTCGGGCCAGTGGCGAGGTTCACCGTGATAAGGTCGCCGGACACGCTCACCGAAAGCGTTGCCGAGTTCGCCATCGGGTTTCTGAACCGAATCGCGGTCTTGTTGCCAAGCGCCCCGGTTTTCTTCGAGGTGAAGAGAATCCCGTTGTTGGCCGCTGCGGTGCCGATTGTCAGCGTAGCTTTCACCTCTGCCTCAGAGGCGGGCGCGGTGCCGATCAGGCCGATGACGGAGCTTGCAACGGTGCGAATGGGGCGCGGGCCGTCGAGGATTTCGAGGACCTCGACGCCGTGGAGAAATTGTTCGGGCATGGTGTGAATTTATTCGGCGGCTTCTGTTTGGTCTTGTGCGCGTTTGCCCGCGAGCTTTGCGCGGCGCTCTGCGGCCTCGGCTTCAAGGCGCTCGATCTCCGCGAGTTCTGCGAGGCGCTTCTTTTCCTCGAAGGGGCTGCCCGCAAACGCGAGGAGCTGCGCCACGTCGGACCAATCGCCGCTCTCGGCGGCCTGCGGGACGAGCACGGCGGCGCGTTCGAGGATTTGCTTTTGGAAGGCTTCGTTGGCTTCCACTTTCTCAAGCGCGGCTTTGGCCTCGGCCTTCGCGGCGTCAAGCTCCGCGGTCACTTTTGCGAGCGTCTCGGCGTGCTCCTCGGTGAGTTTTTCGGCGGCTGCCTTGAGGGCGTCGGCGTGCGCGGATTTCTGCGCGTCGTCGTAGGCCACAAGCGCCTGCTGGATGTCGGACGCGAGCTGCGGGTTGTTGGCGATGGTGTCGGCCACGGCTCCGTAGTGTTTACCGTCAACGAGAACGCTGCCCGGTGAGTCGATTGTGATCATACGTTGAAAACGAAAAGGTCGATTGAGCGGGTGCCAGCGTTGAACGGTGCGCCGCTTTGGTTGTGATACATGACGGAAACGGTGTTGGCGGTTGAGACGTAGCCGTTGACAATCAAGTTATTTGGAACGCCCCCGCTCACATGGACCATAGCGCCAGCGATTGCACCCGTGACGGTTGCTGTGAGTTCCAAGAACGCCCCTGCCGCAAGCGTTCCGATGGTGTGGCTAACCGTGGCTTTCAGAAAGCTGATTAACGGGACGCCAGACGCGCCGATTTTCAGCGGCACATGAATCTGGAGCGGCGACGTGTCGCTCCGCATTGCTATTGTGAAAACATCCCGGCCACCCCCGGACGCCGTTTCTGTTGTGAAATAGAAAAAACCATCATTCCACGCTGTAAACTGAGGCCCAGCGCCGATGTTGTCGGAAAAAAACAAAGCACTTTGATTGGTTAGGCGAACATCCCCCGCGACGTGGAGCCGCGCCTGTGGGGAGACTGTCCCCACCCCCCAATTTCCTGCGCTAGTAATTACGCCCGTGACTACGCCATTGCACCCAAAGACCAACAAGCCAGGAGAACCCGCTTGCGTGCCGCCATAGAGCGAAATCCACGCGCCGGACGTTGCGACGCCCGGGTCTGAGCTGCCCGCAACGATGCTCCACGCGGAGTTATCCCCCGCGCCCTTAAGTGTTCCCTGAACGTTTCGGATTGAGCCGCCAACGGTCAGGTTCCCCGAGAGCGTTGTGTTGTTGGACGCATCCCACTTAGCCAGGATCGCGGTTACTGCCGTGTAACCGTCATTGACTCGCTCAAGGTTTACATTCCCGGCCCCGTCGTGAGCCAACCGGCTGAATTTCTTATCGACCGGCGCGGCTGTGTTTTTGAGCTGCAAAAACGGGTAGCTGTTCCCCTCGATGTTGAGTTGCTGGAGCGTTGGCGCGCTCGTCCAAGAGGGCGCGGAGCCGTTCGTTGTCAGGAGCTTCCCCGCGTTGCCGGATTGCGTCGGGAGAAGCGCCGTGAAAACGTTGAGCGTCGGCGGCGGCGTGGTCTCTACGGTGACGGTTATGTCGGGCATGGGTCAGCGGGTTACCTGTTTGGAGAGCGTCACCGACCCTTGCGCCACGCGAAGCGCGGTCCCGTCCGCGAACGTAACGAGCACGTCGTAAACCGCCGTGGAAAAGTTGAGGTTGCGCGTCTGCGCTGCGGTGAGAGAGAACGTGGCGCGCCCGGTCTGTATCGGATCTTTCGTGACGGTGAACTCTTGGAGGATGGCTTGGCTTTCCGCCGTCGGGCGCATCTGGGCGGCAAGGGTCGCCGTCGTGAGCGGGATGAGCCCCGCCCCGGCATCATAAAAAACCATCGCAAACGAGAACGTCGCGCCCTGGTTTATTTCTAGGTTGTAGGTCTGTGCGGCCATTAGAATTTGATGAAGTAGGGGAAGGCGACGTTGCGCGGGCGCGTCTCGGTGCCGCCCGTCGAGTTTGTCGTAAAGCTCGCGTCAACGTTGCCAGAGCCCTCCTTGACTTTGGAGCCGGAAACGCTGGAGTCGTCCGCCAATCCTACCGTGTGCGTGTGCGCTTCGAGCATGTCGGCTTGAGAGGAGCCCAAAACGCGCCCCGGGTCCGCGCCGCGTCCTTCGTCGAGGCCTCGCACAAACTCGCCGCGAAGGTCTGGCAGGTTAAATGTCGTTGAGCCGTTGCCGACGCCGTAGGTCGTGCCGATTTTCCCGAAAAGCGCGGCGTATGTGGCACGGGAGACCGCTTGCCCGTTACATTTTAGCCAGCCTGCGGGCTCGGTCGTCTGCGGAAAGCTCGAAATCATCCCGAGCAAAAGCCCGTCAATGTATTGTTTTGTGGCAGCGTGGAGCGCGGATGTCGGGTCAGCTGGCAACGTCAGCGGGCCTGTCATCGTGTCGCCCGCTTTGTTCACTTTGAGCATGTCGCCCGCGTCCGTGTAGGCCTTCGTGGCTGCGTGCAAGCCGCTTGACGGGCTGCCGGGCAGCGTGAGCGGGCCTGTCATCGTGTCGCCGCCTTTGGCAACGCGTGCGGCGTCTGCGTTGTCCACGTATTGTTTCGGCGTGGCTTGCAATACGCTCGCGGGATCTCCCGGGAGGGTCAGCGGCCCGCTCATGGTGTCGCCGGTTTTGGAAACCCACCTGTTGACGGCGGCGAGCTTTTTGGGGGTGACGATACGCGCATCGTCTAGCCCCGCATCCGTCTCGGCTTGCGTGGCAATTTCCGCGACGCCCTGCGCGGTCTCTGTTGCGGGCGGGTATTGGAAGGAGGCGTTGCCGATGGTGACGCTTCCGGCGGGGACACCCGTCATGACGAAATCGAGCGCGAAAAGCGCCACGGAGCCGGAGCCCTTAATCAAAATCGGGTCGGTCTGCGAATAGATGGCAAAAAGCGTCCCCGTCGAGGTAATCAAGCCCACCTCGCGGACGGTGTAACTGTCGGCGGAGGAGTCGGAAGCGGTGATGTGAATGGTTCCCGGAGTCGGCACGCTGGAGCCCTCGGGCGTGATTTGTTTGAGCTGCGCGACAAGCGCGGTTTGCGATCCGGTCGCGGTGTAGCCACTGGAGCCGATTGCGACCTTTGAGAGCACAACGGGACCGATTGAGCCGGAGGCGGCAATGGCCGCTTTTCCGGCGTTCGTGATGAGGAAATTTAGCGCGGGCATTTGTTACGGGTAAGAGGCGGCTCCTTCGAGGCGGTCGTAGAGCGTCGGGTTGAGAATTCCCACGGTGTTGATTTCGCCAAGGAAGCCCTGCACAAGCTCCACAACCATTTGCGAGCGCACGGGCTTTACGCGGTTGACGGCTTCAAAGATAGAGTCTTGGACGTTGGCCGGGGTTGTGATGAACGAGGCGAGAAGCTTGAAAGTGTGCGGGGTTCCGGGCGGGGTCTGCTGCCACCACTCCTGAAATGCGCTCCCGATGCCGAGGCTTTCGAGCACGCTGCGGACTGCGCCCACGGTGCCCTTGCGGCGGTGGACATTGATTGACGCGGCGATGACGCGCCGCTTCTGCTCCTCGGCCCAGTTAGCATTCCACTCGTCCACGGAGAAGCCCCACGCAAGCCAGGGCAAAAGGTTGGCCGGGCAGGTGTCGGCATTCCAGAGCGTGCGCTGCGGCGCGGGCAATTCCGTTGCGCGCTGCGTTGCGGCTTCCATTGCGCGCTCTTGGTCGGAGCTGTTCGGCGGGAGGAGACTCATTCAGCCACCCCCGCGTGTGTGATGTTTAGGCCGGTGCAAAAAGCGGCTTGCGCGTAGTTGACCGCGATGTCTGCGGCGGGCTGTGTCAGCTCGACACGCTGCACCCCGGCAACGTGCAACGCGGCGAAAATCCCAGAGCGCGGGATGTCGTAGCCGATGCGGTGCTGTGCGTCTGCGAATGCCTGCGCGGCGGTCTGCGCCTGCTGAATGACAACGGCGGAGTCCGGGCCTGCGTAGGTGTAGAGCGTGGCCTGGATCGTGTAGGGGATGATGGTTGCGCCCTGAACCGTCACCTGATCCGTCAGGGGGCGCACGTCTTCGTCGTTGAGGATTGCGGCGACCTCGGAAATGACGGTGGAGGAAACTGCCCCGCTGCCGGTGGTCCCTAGGAGGGTCACGAGAACCTGCCCCGGCGAGAGGATCGGCGGGCCAGTCACGGAGGCGTGTTTGACGCTCTCGGAGCGGAGCGCGTGGTAGAGGTAAGCGCCCTCGGGGCCTGCGGTGCTGAGTCCCTCAAGCGCCAGGGTGATGCGATAACGGAGGTCCGCGTCGGCTTCCATCACGGCCTCAACGGGCGGGATTGCGGACGGGTTGCCAGCAACGAGCGTTTTGCGCGTGACGCCAAAGAGCGCGCCGAGATGCTCAAGGTCTGCGCCGGTCGCAAATGCCAGCATGACGGCGCGGGAGGCGTCGTTAATGCGTTGGCGCAAGAGGAGTTCGCGATAGGCCGCAACCTCAAGAATTTTCCACGCGGGGTCAGACTCAACGAGCGCGGTGAAGGCCGGGTCGCGGGCCTGCAAGTCCGCAACCATCGCGGCGAGGATCGCGGAGAAGTCGAGCGTCTCCACCACTTCCGGCGCGGGGATGTTGGAAAGGTCGATCGCGGTAAAGCTGCTCATATCACGATGCCGTCAACGGTGACGGGTTGGCCGGTCGGCAAATAAACGCCCTCAAGCTCAAGAGTGACGCGCCCGTCAGAAACGGCGCTGGCGAAAACGCGAGCGATTGCAAGGCGCGGCTCCCATTTCTGGAGGGCGTCAATGGTCGCCACGTAAAGCTCTATGAGGGTCGAGCGATTCAGCGGGGCGTCCACAAGCTCGAAGAGGCGCGAGCCGTAATCGCGGAGCATGACACGCGAGCCAAGCGGACAAGAAAGAATGTCCTGAATGCTCTGGCGGAGGTGCTCCACGCCGGAGAGAGCCTTGCCTGTGTGTTGATTCGTCCCGCGCACGGTCGAACATTAGGCGCGGCCTTCGGGGAGCGTCTTGTGCGCGTTTGCTCGCT